TTTTCAAGAAATATCTAAACCTTTAAAACTTAGAACAAAATTATCTGATGAAGTTTATACATCACCGCTTGATGGTATGTTTACAACTAAAAATTGGGCTGAAGCTATTAATGTTGGAGATCAAATTATTGGTAGTGGTTTGACAAGATCACTTCCCTACAGAGCTTTGATGTTGATACCAAAAGGAGTATCTCAAGCAGGTAAAACTATTCTAGGTCCTTTCACACACATGAGAAATTTTTTCTCTGCTGTATTTACTACGGTTCATAGTGGTAATATTTTAATATCACCTTTAAAATTATCAGAGTTTGCAAAGACTGCTTTTAATACAATTCAACCACAGTTGCTGTACAGAAACACACCTAAGAATCAACAGTTATATAGATTTTTATTGGAAGAAGGAGTAACAAATCAAAACGTAATAGCTAGAGATATCGAAGGAATGTTAGCAGATATTACATTAGCTGGTCAACGAAACACAAGTCCAGAAGTATTTTTTAATAAATTAGTAAACAGTACAACCAGTAAATTTAAAAAACTATATGGAGTAGCAACAGATTTATACACTGCGGAGGATGACATATTTAGAGTTATTAATTTTTTAGCAGAAGGACATAAATTAAAAGAAGCTTTTAAAACAGCTGTAAGAGATGGTGTAAAATATGCTGATGGCACTCTTGTTAAGATGCCTAAGGACTTAGATATAATGAAAGAAGCAGCTAAGATCGTAAGAGAAACTGTTCCAAACTATGCTTACGTATCTGATTTTGTAAAAGGTGTTAGAAGATCACCACTTGGAAGTTTCGCATCATTTCCATCTGAAATTTTTAGAACAGGTGGTAATACAACTATGCGTGCGTTGTATGAAACAAAAGATCCTGTGCGACAAACAATTGGTATGAAAAGATTAGTAGGTCAAGGATTGACATATGGTTTCTTTCCAATCGCAGCGATGAAAGCTGGCTCTGCATTATATGGTATTACTAGAGAAAAAATTACAGCCATGAGAGAGATTTTACCTACGTGGTCTGAGGATAATACAATCATTGGAGTGTATGAAGATGGTAAATATAAATATATAGATTTTAGTCATGGTTTCTTTTATGATACCATGATTCAACCTGTAAACACTATTATAGCTAACGTTGAAAAAGCAAAAACTGCTAACGAAGATGATCCATTAATAGTTGGTTTTGCAAATGGTTTAACAAGAGCAATGGGTAAAGTATTAGAACCATTCTTTTCTGAATCTATTTGGTTTGGTGCAGTCTCAGACATAATGATTAGAAATGGTGTTAAAGATAATGGTAGCCCTGTATGGAATCCAGAAGATAGTATAATGACTAAATGGTCTAAATCTACACAACACGTAGCTTACACATTATCACCAGGTTCACTGCCACAGATTAAAAGATTAATTACAGCTATACAAGGCAAAACTCAATCAGGTATTAATTACGAAGTACCAGATGAACTACTTGGTTTTGTAGGTTTTAGAAAAGTACCTTTAGATTTAGAACGTAATTTTGATTTTAAAATAGCAGAGTTTAATGAATCAAAAAGAGGGGAAGCTAAAAAAATATTTGAAGATCTCAGAACAGGGGATCCCGTAACAGATAAAAATCAAATTATAAGACAATATTTTGAAGCAAACAAATCTTTTTATGAAGACTATAGTAAACTAAGAAGAGTATATGATGCAGTTAAGACTTTAGGCATGAGAGATGACACTATTGAAAATATATTTGGTGGTAGAAATGAAATGCCTCTATACCAAAATATTGAAGATAATCAGTTTTTTCCATTATTAATTTCAGAAAGAGCAGCGCTTCAATTTTCACAATTAGCCGAAGACAAAGGTATACCTAATGTTTTTACAGATGAAATACTAGAGGTTATTGAACAAATGTCTTTAGACATGTCAGAGTTAAAACTTAATCAAGATTTTACTTTAGATATAGAAAATTATTTATTACCAACGCCAGGTGATGAAGCATCACTAATAACACCACCACTGCCTATACAGGTAACTGACGCAAAACCTAACTCACAAATAATTAATAATGGTCAAACAGCACAGTTAAATAATGGATTGACGATGAGTGAAAACGCCTTATTATCCGAAGAAGAAAAAATGATAAGATTAAGACAAAGGAACATGATAACATAATGCCCAATGGAGATAAATTAAGACCCAAAAGTACAAGAGAACATTTAATCTCTATATACGGATATATAACAGGATTAAAAAACGATGTTAAACATATGCACGAAGGTATTCACGATTTGGGCGGTAAGATAGACAAGATCTATTGGGTGGTATTGGGTACTGTTGGGGCAGTATCACTTCTGTTGCTAGAAAAAGTTATCGACAAAGGAATTTTTTAAATCCAAGATTTTAATTCTTCTCCCATTACATCATTAGCAATATTCATTTTAGTACGCAAAGCTTTTTGTATTTTAGTATCTATTGTATCTTCAGCAACAAGATCAATGTAAGTCATAGGTTTAGTTTGACCAATACGATCTATACGAGCTTCTGATTGTAAGCGTTTTTCTAAATCATAACCATTAGAATAATAAATCATTGTACTAGCTGCAGTTAAAGTAATTCCAAAACCACCCGTACCTGTTGTACCTACAAAAAATCTACACTCAGGATTGTCTTGAAACTTTTTAATATTTTTTTGTCTATCTTCAGTTGCAGTTGCACCATAATAATCAACGACAGAATTTTCTCCAAAGTGTTTTTTTATTTCTTCTATAATTCTTTTGCAGTCTTCTACATAATAAGACCAAATAACTGCTTTACCTGATATTTCCCAAAGTATATCCATTAACTCTGTTAATCTATTACATGGAAGTTGTTGAGGTTTACCATCGTCTGTTGCGTGATAACCACAAGATATTTGATGCAGTCTTAACAACTGCACCATAACAGTGGACGTAGAACAAACTTTACCTTCTAATTCTGAGATCGCATACTTTCTCATTTCATTATAAAGTTTTCTTTGTATGCCAGTTAATTCTATCTTACGAGTTAAAAAAGTTTTTTTAGGTAAATCTAAACAATCATCTTTTAATACACGTTCACTAAATTTTTTTATTTTTTCTTCTAACTCTGGTATGTTTCTTTTATTAGGTCCCACAGGAACAGTGACAGATCGTGAACCTAAGTTCATAGTTTTCATAATACAATAGTGAGCTCTGTATGCCCAGAAAGAATCAAAACCTAATAAATAATTATCTAAAAAAACAGCCTGACTAAATAAATCTAATGGTGAATTAGTAATAGGAGAACCTGTTAAAATTCTTCTATATTTAGCTAACGGTTTTAACGTCATAATATTTCTAGTTCTATTTGCTGTGGGGTTTTTAATTGTTGTGGATTCATCTATTGCCATCATAGCTTTGTGACAAGATAAAAAACGTTTAGCAAACTCTGTAGCTTTTGGATATGAGAATGCTTCTACATTCATAACTAAAATATGAAAGTCAGTACCTGTTGCAAATAATGTATTTAGTTCTTTTATTTTTTCTATAGAGGAATTAGATGTTTCCCAAAGTACAACTTTCTTTTCTATGTGATCTACCATATGAGTGGGTATCTCACCATCATACCAGTTTTTATAAACACCTTTTGGTGCTACTAATAATAGACCATTTATCTCACCTTTATCGTAAAGCATAGATGCATTGTCTATTAAAACTTTAGATTTACCGGTTCCCATTTCCATAAAATAGGCAAAATATTCTTTATTCCAAGAACGTTCTAATGCTTTTAACTGATGCGCATATGGCTTCGTTTTAAATTTATAATTCATGTTTACTTTTGCTTTCTAATGGTTATATATTACCTAAAAGATAAAAAGTCAATGAACAAAGTTTATTTAATTCAAGACATACCAGGAACCAGCAAAGGTGAACCTAAATATAATATTGTTGGTGCACAAAAATATGGTGAGATTGTGTCATTGCTTCCAGAGTTTTCACAAATGATTCATTCACCAGGACCTTTAGTTATGAAACTTAGAACTCTTCTAAAAAACTATACTGAGAATGATTATCTTTTATTATCAGGTGACCCTGCAATTATTGGTGTAGTGTGTTCTTTAGTTTCCGATACAACTAATGGTAAATACAAATTGTTAAAATGGGATCGTCAAGAAAAAACTTATTATCCTATCGAAGTAAATATTTTTCAAAAATAAGTTGACACCAAATTTATTATCACTATATTTCAAATTGCAAAAAGGAATTATTATTAATGATTAAACTAACAAACACATATAAGGAAAGCTATGACTATAGACCTAAGACAAGATGCACCGAATCAGGTGTCAAACGTCAATCCAGACGAACTCTCAAAAGAAATTAATACTCTTCAAGAAATAAAACAAGAAGTTATTAATCAAGAGTTAAAATTAAAAGAACTAAAAGAAAGAGAAAAATATTATTCTAATATTATTATACCTGATCTGATGGATCAGTTAAATCTTAAAACATTAAAACTAAAAGACGGATCAGAAATATCTGTCAAAGATGTATTTGGTGTCTCAATTATTGCAGCTAAAAAAGAAGAGGCACACAACTGGCTTCGGAACAATGGACTGGGAGCGATTGTGAAAAATGAAATCACAGTTAAGTTCGGTCTAAACGAAGATAACAAGGCGGAGCAATACGCTTCACTTGCACGAGGACAAGGTTATGAACCCGATCGGAAAATTGCAGTTCATGCCGGAACCCTTAGAACAACTTTGCGGGACTATCATTCAAAAGGTGGTAGCATACCTGCAGAGTTGTTTACAACGTTTGAAGGAAATCAAACAGAAATAAAAACCAAAAACTAAACTACTAAACTAACAAACATTAAGGAGTAAATTATGGATAAAGAAGTAGTAAAAAAGAATAGTGCAGGATCACTTGCAACTATCAATCTCAGAGGCGACGCTGGTAAAGGCGCTGAAGAAATTAGATCGGATGATGTATCAACTCCGATTTTAAAAATTCTTCATCAGCTTTCACCTGAGTGTAATGAGAGAGATCCAAAATATGTTGATGGTGCTAAACCTGGCATGATATATGCAGCAGGCTTCACGCAACTTATTGATGGAAATGCAGGATTAGAAGTAATTATTGCACATTCTCAAACTAGATATCCGGAATGGCAGGAGAGAGGCGATAGTGCTTCGGCTCCAGTCGGAACTCATTTAGAGATTCCAGCGGATGCTGTGGAAGAGAAGAACGGTAGGTATAGATTGCCTAACGGAAACTATGTAGAGAAAACTGCATACTTCTACGTATTAGCATTGGTCGAAGGTGAACCAAGACCAGCAGTAATTGCTATGCGATCTTCTAATCTTACACCAGCAAGAGAGCTAAACAATCTAATCAAGAATCTAAGATTCTCTGATGCAGATGGCTCTTTCAATCCAGCTGCATACTCAGCAGTTTATAATTTAAAAACTGTTGGTAAGACAGCGGGCAGTAAAAGCTGGCATGTCTACAAACCATCAAGAGTAAGAAATCTTGATGTCAGTAATAAAAAAGATGCTGATTTGTATGAAGTTGCACAACAACTTCAAAAGACAGTATCTAAAGGTGCAGCAAAACCAAAATACGATGCGCCTAAAACTACTGGAGACATTGTATAACCGAGTTCCCTAAAGGGACATTGGCCAAAGGGGCGCTGAAGCTAGCGTGGAAGCGCCCTTATTAAATTATGAAAGATTTTGAAAAATATTTTAGCGGATTAAAAAGGGACTTTGGTTTCTGTAATGTTAAGAATGGATACCATGATCCTAAAACTAATAAATTAAAATTTGATCCAGGTGATTATGGTTGGGCTAAAAGAAGTATTTCAGAAAGAGATTATGAAGATCATTTAAATGGAAAAAAATCTATAGGTTTACAAGCTTGTGATGATGAAAGCATGGCTAGTTTTGGTGCGATTGATGTTGACCCTGATGACTATGAAAAATTTGATTTACAAAAATATTTAAAAATTATTGACACAAAAAATTTACCTGTAATACCAATAGAATCTAAAAGTGGTGGACTTCATATTTATGTATTTACAAAAGAAAAAGTACCTGCATCTTTAATAAGAGAGTTCTTATCTAATTTATTATTTTTATTTGGTCTACCATCTAAGACTGAAATATTTCCAAAACAAACTGCACTTGGTAAAAATCAAAACGGAGATAGAACGTCTGGTAGTTTTATTAACCTTCCATACTTTAATGGTAATGAACGAAGAGCGTACAAACCTGATGGAAGTAAAATGGATTTAGATTATTTTTTAAAAGTAGTTGAAGCTAATTTACAAACAAAAGAAAGTTTACAAGAAGTTAGTAACAAAAAGATAAAAGAAGTATTGACTGGTGGACCGGAAGAGTTTGCTGATGGTCCTCCTTGTTTACAGATGATTTGCAAAGAGATACAGGAATCAGGGAACAAATTAAAAGACGAGAGAGATAGATTTTTATACAACTACATGGTGTTTGCTAAAAAGAAATTTAGTGAGAACTGGGAAAAGAAAGTATTAGAAGCAGCTAGAAACTATATCTTGTATGATGAGATCTGGGGTGATGGCAAAGTAGAGGAAAAGATTAAGTATTGGAAAAAAGATACTGCAGGTTTTAAATGTAATGATTTACCTATATCATCATATTGTGCGAGGGGCACATGTCTAAAAAGAAAATTTGGTATTGGTGGTCACTTTGATTCGCAGTGGCCATCAGTATCAGGTTTAATTAGAATTATGTACAAACCTGATCACGAATATTTTTTTAATGTTGAAGTAGCTGCAGATAAAATTGTGCAAGTGCATGCACGTAGTATAAAACAATTTAATGAAATGAAACAAATGCGTAGTTTAATTGCAGATCATACAACTACATATCCACCAAGTATAAAAGAAAAAGAATATCAAAATATATTAAATGGATTATGGGCAACCATGGAAACTATTCAACCACCTGCAGGCACAAACCCTATAGACATGTTGAAGAAAGAATTATTTACATATGTCAACGGACCAAAAGCCAGCTCGTATGCAGCATTTAAAAGTGGATCTGTATTACACGAAGATCAACATTTTTATTTTGTATATGATAAATTTTATGACGAATTAAAACGAGGAGATTGGAATCAAGAAAGAGCAAGAACAGCTACAATGATTAAACAATATTTTAAAGGTGAATTTGATTGTCAAAAAAGATTTCCAAAAGGTGATAACGAAGAATCATTTCCACCATTAAGAGTTTTAAAACTTCCAAAGGAAGATTTAGAAAAAGAAGACATACCAGAAGAAATAATAGAAATAGAAGATAAGGAGAATATAGTATGACGAAACCGCCTAGTGTTTATATATCAATGCCAACATATGATTTAATGCAAGTATCGACTTGTCTATCGTTGGTTAAATTATTTAATAAGTTTACGCTTGCAAAAATGAAAGCAGAGATAGGAACATTTAAATGTCCTTACGTAGGTTATGGAAGAAACGTATTGACTGCAATGTTCTTAGAGTCTGGTTTTGATTATCAATTATTTATAGATGCAGATATGGAATTCGAACCTGATGTTGTAGGTCGTATGTTATTAGCTCAAAAAGATGCAATTTGTGTACCATACAGAAAGAAAACACAAGACAATGTTATTAAATTTTCTGTAGAGTTTGAAGATCCAACTAATATTCAAATAGATGAAAAAGGTATTGTAGAACTAAAAGCTGGACCTGCAGGTTTAACATTAATACATAAAAGTGTTTATGAAAAATTAATGAAAGACAATCCACATCTTAAAATAAAACAAAAAGAAATTATATCCGAAAAAGCAAACTCATATTTTTATAATTTTTGGGATACCACTTTTAGTAAAGACGGAACCTGGTGGGGTGAAGATGTTAATTTTTGTAATTTAATTAGAAAATCAGGTTTTAAATTTTATGGAGTAGTAGATGGACAAACAACACACTATGGATCATATGGCTGGACTGGATCACTCAAAGATGGATTTAAGAAAGCCAATGGAAAAGATCAATAAAATATATGGACCACCTGGTACAGGTAAAACATTTAGATTAATTAGACGTGTAAAAGCATATGAACGTATAGGTGTGCCTTTACACAAGATAGGTTATTTTGCATTTACCAGAAAAGCAGCGGAAGAGGCACGTAAAAGAATTAATGTATCTGAAAAAGAAGTTCCATATTTTCAAACAATACATGCATTTTGCTATCACTTACTTGGACTAAATGAAGAAGATATTATGCAGCCATATCACTATGAGGACTTAGGTAAAAAATTAAATGTACGAGTTTCTTTTTCTGACAAATACAACGAAGAAGAAACACACTTCTTAACTTGCAATAACCCATATTTTCAAATGATACAAAGATCAATAAACAAGGACATAACTATTAGACAAGAGTTTGATTTAAACGAGCATGATAAAAAACAAGTTAATGACTTTGACACGTTAAATCACATTTATCAAAATTTACAAATTTACAAAGAGAAAAATAATCTTTTTGATTTTAATGATATTGTAAAATCTGTTTTAAACTTTGATAAGATACCTCTATTCAAAGCTATATTTATTGACGAAGCACAAGACTTATCCCCATTACAATGGAAACTATATGATAAATTAAAATATTATTGTGAACAAATGTATTTAGCTGGTGATGATGATCAAGCTATCTATGCGTGGGCTGGAGCTGATGTAAAAAGATTTATTAAAGAACCTGCACGAGAAATAGTTTTAAGAAAATCAAGACGTATATCTAAAGCAGTTCAAGATGAATCTATTAAACCTATTAATAATATTATTGGGTTAAGAAAATTAAAAAAATATTATCCAAGAGATTATCAAGGGGAATCACATTACATATCAGATCTTGATCAAGTGGATTTATCAAAAGGTAAATGGTTAATTCTTACAAGAACTAAAAGTAATCTATTAGATATTATGAAAGATTTAAAACGTAAAAATTTTTATTATCAAAGTAATAAAGGTAAAAGTTTTAAAGTGGGTATGTATGAGGCTGCAGTTGCATATACTAAATGGACAATGGGTGAAATTTTAGATGAAAAAGAAATAAGTGCAGTAAAAGAATTTATACCTACAGGTAATTGGGATGTTAAAATTCCATGGTATGATAAATTTGTAGCAGATCAAAAAGAAATTTTATATTTAAGAAATTTAATTGCATCAAAAGAAAACTTAAAAGAGAAAGCAAGAATATGGTTATCAACTATTCATGCAATAAAGGGTGGTGAAGAAGATAATGTAATTTTATCTTTGCATCAAGGTCGTACTGTTCAGCAAGGAATTAAATCAAGTATTGACAAACAAGATGAAGAGCATAGAGTGTGGTATGTTGGGATCACGAGAGCAAGAAATAATTTATATAAATTAAAAGCAAAAAAGAAATTAAAGGAGTATGAACTATGACAAATAAAGATATATTTAAAGAAACATTTCCGCAATACACCCAGATTGGCGGGAATCACTATACTAAGTTTCACATTCAGCCTTACGAGTTTATTTCAAAAAACGATTTATCGTTCTTTCAGGGGAACGTTATAAAGTACGTTTGTAGGTATCAGCGTAAGGGTGGTATACAGGACCTAGAAAAAATTGTACATTACTGCCAATTGGAAATGTTAAAAATGAAAGACATGAAAAAAAAATGATTT